TTTTACTATGTCGGTATATTTATCTGTAAATAAACGATAACGCATTGCAATTTACAAATGAGTTTAAACAAAAACAATTCGATAGTAGAAGAGGCTTTATTACAAATGAAGTCGATTGAAGAAGCTATCAGTGAAAACGCAAAAGGAATACTTGCTTCAACCATGAAGCAAGAAATCAGTGAATTAGTAAGGGAGTCCTTAAACGGCCCAAGAAAAAAATCTTTGTACGAACAACCAGAACAAGGAGACGAAATGGCACCTGAGGGTGACATTGACGTTGAAGACACAGAAGACGGTACAGAGGAAACAGAAGTAGATGCTGAGGTTGATGTAGATGGAGAAGAAATTGATTTCTCCGCTATGGGAACTGAAGGACCTGCAGATAACGAAGACGAAATGCCACCATTAGACATGACAGGATCATCTCCTGAAGAAGTATTAAAGGTTTGGAAGGCTATGGGTGATGAAGATGGAATCATTATTAAAAAAGATGGTGATAATATTCATTTAACCGATACCAACACAAACAACGACTACATGATTAGTTTAGGTGGAGAATCAAATAATATAGAAGCGATGCCAATGGACACAGCAAACGAGAGTGTTATCTATGAATTAGTCTTTGAAGAGGATGAAAAGAATTCTGAAATGTACGAAGAGGATGACGAAATGTACGAAGAGGATGACGAAATGTATGAAGAGGATGACGAAATGTATGAAGAGGATGACGAAATGTATGAAATGTATGAAGACGAAGACGAGGATGAAGTTGTTTACGAACTTGAAGTTCAAGAATCAATGAAGCCGGTAGGAATTGGTTTTGGAAGCATGAAGTCAGCATTTAAAAAATCATCTGTTAACAACAAAGGATTTAAAGACAACATGAAAGGTGGTTCTAAATCTGAAAAAACAGGTAGAGGTCCTAAATTTTCTTTTGGTAAAATCAAACACGGAGTTACTGAATCTGAAATGTACGAAGACGAATACGAAGATGAAATGTATACTGAAACAGCAATGTATGAGGATGATGAAGAATTCTACGAAGGGTTTGATGATGAAACGCAGGAAGGTGATTATATGGAAGACGATATGTCTACATATGACGAAATGCCAGGTGAAACTACAGAAGCTTCAAGAACATTAGGAAACGGAAGTAGAAATTATCCAGGAAGAGGATTACCTAAAATGAAAGTTAGACCAACTAACGAAGGAGTCTCCAAAGAAATGAATTTGTTAAGAGAGAAAAATGAAGAATACAAAAAAGCTTTAGATTTCTTTAGAAACAAATTAAATGAAGTGGCAGTATTTAATTCAAACTTGGCGTACTCAACAAGATTGTTCACAGAACACTCAACAACAAAACAAGAAAAAATAAATATTCTTAGAAGATTCGATAACGCAGAATCTATTAAAGAATCTAAATCACTTTACAAAACAATTAAAAATGAATTGGACGGAAGTAAGGGGTCTAATGAAATTGTAACTGAATCTATTCAGAGACAAGTATCTAAAGCACCATCTAACGGTTCCGCTTCAAATTTAATCGAAAGTAAAACGTACGAAAATCCTCAATTCATGAGAATGAGAGATTTGATGTCAAAAATGTAATAAATAAAATAAAATAAACTCAATTTAAAAAAAAATAAAAATGGGAGCATTATTAGAATCAGGTCTAGTTGGTAACATAGGGTTAAAACACCTTAAAGTTATCAAAGAAGACACAATTAACAAATGGGACAAATTAGGGTTCCTAGATGGCCTTAAAGGTCACATTAAAGAAAATATGGCGCAATTGTATGAAAATCAAGCGTCACATTTGATTAACGAAGCGGCGTCAACAGATAGTTCAGGTTCATTCGAAACGGTAGTATTTCCTATCGTAAGACGAGTATTCTCTAAATTATTGGCTAACGACTTAGTTTCTGTACAAGCAATGAACTTACCAATTGGTAAATTGTTCTACTTTGTACCTAAAATTCAAAATTACCAAAACGGACAAGATCCAACTGAAGGTGGTACACATTACGGACCTATTGGTGCTGTGAATGGTGGAGCTTACGGTGATGGGTATTCAGCAACTGATAAAAATCTTTATGACAGATTTTACGAAGGTAATGAGCCATCATTAGACCCTCCAGGTTTATTTGATTACTCTAAAGGTACTTTCTCTGCAATAACTGCAAGTGCTACAACAGTAGCTTGGAATGGTGGTAATTTATCGATTTCAGGATACGGAACAGGACTTGAATACAGAAAAGTATTAGTTGTTTTATCTGGATTTACAAACGGTGGGGCTGGAAAATTAATCGGTCCTGATGGTCAAGTGATGGATAACGAAGCATTCCTTTCTGACTTAAAAATTAATGCTGTTACTACAGCAGGTGGAGCATTCTCAGGTTTAGGTTCTGGTAACCTATTATTTAGAATTGTTACTCAAAAATATGGTAAAGGTATTATACAATACGGAACACAACAACCAACAACATTCCCTGGAACAGGTAATGGTGGATCATACGATGATATCTGTTCTCAAGATGGTCTTATCTACATAGAAGTTGATACTCAAGTTCCTTGTTCAGTAACATCTAACTCTATGGACGGATATTCTGGATATACTATTCCGGCATTAGTGACAGGTACTACGGCTGTTAACACACAATTTACCGCTAAATACAGAGTTTACAAAGAAATGGAATTTGAAGACCAAATCGGTGAGGTTTCTTTTGATTTAGATTCGGTAACGGTTTCTGTAACTGAAAGAAAACTAAGAGCACAATGGTCTCCTGAATTAGCACAAGACGTTTCTGCATTCCATAACATCGATGCTGAAGCTGAATTAACAGCTTTATTGTCTGAACAAGTGGCGGCTGAAATTGACCGTGAAATTTTACGTGACTTACGTAAAGGTGCGGCTTGGAACTTACGTTGGGATTACAACGGATGGAAAAGAGGTACTTCAGCTAACCCATTAACACAATACACTCAAAAAGATTGGAACCAAACTTTGTTGACTGCGATTAACCAAATTTCAGCACAAATCCACAAATCTACTTTGAGAGGTGGTGCTAACTGGATCGTTGTATCTTCTGAAATATCTGCAATCTTTGATGATTTAGAATACTTCCACGTATCTAACGCAGCTCCTGAACAAGACCAATACAACATGGGTATTGAAAGAGTTGGTACATTAGCAGGACGTTACCAAGTATACCGTGACCCTTACTTCCCAGCAAACACAGTATTGTTAGGACACAAAGGAACGTCATTACTTGATACAGGTTATGTTTACGCACCGTACGTACCTCTACAATTAACACCTACAATGTACAATCCGTTCAACTTTACTCCGATTAAAGGAATAATGACAAGATACGCGAAAAAAATGGTGAACAACCGTTTTTACGGAAGAATTACCGTAGATGGTGTTAGAACATTCGATTTAAGAGAATTGAGATAATCAAAAGCTTAAAGAATAACACTAAAGGGACAATTTATTGTCCCTTTTTTTGTTTAGTTGGATATTTATAGATATGATTGAAAGGACTATTAAAAATATTTTAAAGGAGGCAACATCCACAAGTGGTAGTAGGGGTAGTTATGTTGCACCACTTTTACCGGGTGAAAGGTATTTCAAACCTAATGTATTAGCACCGTTCAATGTTGACGTATCTAAATACAAAAGTCCTGATTTAGCGTATGATTCTTACGATGGTAAAATGGAAAGAAATAAAAAACAAATAGGTAAAGAAGAAAGAGTTGCCGATAAAATATATAATTATATTAAAAATCACCCTAACGCAACTTTAAGTGATGGTGACGGTAACCCAATCAATCGATACCCGGGTAAAAAAACCAAAATAGTACCAATTAAAGAGTGGGTTGAATTAGATAATATTTTAACTGAAGATTTGGCGGTGTGGTTTGGTACAAAGAAAAAACCTAAAGGGTCCTCTCAACCAAAAGGTCCTTGGGTTAATATATGTAGTAAAGTTGACGGTAAACATCCCCCTTGTGGACGACCAGATGCTGATAGTAAATCATACCCTAAATGTAGAGCTGCTGGAGTTGCTGGTAAAATGTCTGATTCTGCTAAAAAGGCTGCGTGTGCACAAAAAAGAAAAGCAGAAAAAAAGGATACTCAAACAGGTAAAGGACAAAAACCTGTTATGACTTCATACAAACCAAAAAAGAAAAGGACCCAAAATGAGTCCTTAGAATTTGTGATTAAAAATGTTTTAAGTAGTCTTTAACAATAAGCTCCTGAACAATGTCTTTTACCATCAAGACCTTTTATTTTACCTTTACATACTTGGACAGCATGGCCATTACTATAAGCACTTGGGTACACGTCATATTTTGCCTTTGCTGATGCCTTACCTCTTGCACAAAGAGGTGTTCCTGTTTTTTTTCTTCCTTCAGACATCATCATATTATCATCAACATTCATAGACATTTCCATACCATCTCTTTCCGTCTCATTCATTAAAAAATCAAAAACTTGGTCCATATTGTTTTTGGCTTCTGATATATGGTCTTGAGCCCAATCGTGACCATGATCTAAAATATCCTCAACCATATTGTGGTCCATATCTAATAATATTTCACATTGTCTTTTCATTTGTTCTAAATTAGAAAAGAACATATATCTTGAGGACTCTTTATCTTCTCTTAAAACTTGTTTAATTAATCTGTCTAAATTTTTCATAACTATTTTTTATTAACAATTTGGAACTGTAGTTCTCTTTTATAAGTATCTGTATTTCTGTCTGAAATCACTTTAATATCTACAAAATATTCATTAGGTATTTTATCCGTTGTATCAAACATAAAGTAATAACTATCGGTAGTTTTATTAACCCTTGTCCAATCTTGAACTTGAACTTCTGTATTTGCCCCTTCTCTAACATATATTCTATAATATGCTTCAATATTATCTAAAATTTCTTTTGATGTGTAAGCCTTTTTAATCGTTAGATTAACTTTTCTAATATCGGTATTTAAGATTTTTTCATCTTGTTTAATACCATCAAAACTAAAACCATAAATTTTAGGAGTTTCAGTCGTTGTACCTATTTTGTAGTTACCGTTTTTTGCTAAAACAACAACTTCGTTTTCAACATTTGTTATACTAACACCATTAATCGATAACCCTTTCCACAAATCATAATATAAACAAGGAGTAGTGACACCTGTTAGATTATTTATTGATACTTTATATACTCCTTTGGTTACTTTACAAGTTGATAGTCCGGTAAACGGAATAATTGCAGCACCATTACCATCTAAAAGATCGACGGTAGGGTTAGAGTCTAAATTAATTGCATTTCCATTTTCGTATACATACAAATATAAATTGTTATTGTTTCCTGCATAGAAATCGTTTCTATTGTCCAAAATTAAGTCATTGTAGGACGTTTCTAAGAACGGCTCATAGAATGTCTGTGTGTGAGGGGAAAAGAACCCCACAGAGTAATTTTCACTCATTCCTGACAAGTTTTCAACTTGGGGGTAATAAGCAATAATCCAACCAGTAACTCCGGTTAAACTTCCACTTAGAATATTATTAATTTCCGTTGTCATATCAAATTCAATATTTTCATTACCAAATTCAAAATGTTGTGTATCGACAACTGTTAATGCACTATATCTTAATCCTGTTAATCCCGATATTGAGTTTGTGTTATCGTAAATACCTGGTGTCGACCAATCGTCAATTGTTGTTCTTTCAAACCAATTTGTTGGTCTTGTTGAAAATGACCTATCATTTAAATTTGTAACACCAAAATCATAATAATCATAACCAACACCACTATCCCAACTTTGAATAGAACCTGTTGTGCCTGAATATTTTGGAATCCTTAATAATACTAAATCAAATGATGTTGCTCTTCTTCTACCTTGTGATGTTGTATCGTTTAATAAATCCTTATCAAAAAAGGATGTGTTGGTCATTCTTAATGTGTGTGTTAAAGAACCTCCACAATTAGTTGAAATAATACCTTGAGAAATGTTTTGTGTTAGACCTGTTAAATCTAAACTAAAAAGGTGACGACTAAACCCTATTGGTGCCGATGTGTTGTTTGCACGACCATAGAATAACTCTACAATTGGGTTTCTACCTGTATTTGTATATGAGTTGTAAATTATCGTATCAGACTTATCTAAGTAAGATTTATAAATTGACATATTAACTTTTTTATATAAATACTTAGTTAAGTCGAATATTGCTATTTAAAACTTTTTGATATGCCCCTTGCATTTTAGCAAGTAAATCATCTGTGGATAATCCGTCTAACGTAACTGAAGATGGTGGTAATAATGGATATGGATGTACGTGAGTAACACAGAACCTAATGATTAACTCCATTAACTCCAAAAGTTCTTCACCTCTAACCATAGATGAGGTATTAGGTTCTATTTGGTTAACAATCGTTTCGGATTCAATTCCATAGACACTATTTTTTAAATCTACAGGATCCTTACCTGGTATTGTGGTATCGTGTGATAGTAAAAATAATCGTGACGCACCTAATAGACCAACACTATTATTTTCTAATGTTGACTTTGATGGTACAAAGGTGTCTTTTCTAATGTTAAATGGTAATTCAGGTGAAAGTTTAGCATCTAATACTAAACCATATCCTGGTGTTATGTCAGTTGCTGAAAGTTTAACTAACAACATTAATAATCCCATATTTGCCGACGCATTTAAATCCCCTGAACCCGTGAAATTTCTAACTAAATCAAGAATTCTTCTTGATGGTCTAAAATAAAATGGATATTGTTCCCCTAATTTAATGTCCGGTCTTAATAGTGCGGACGATGGGTTTGTTATTATACTTTTTAATTGTTCATTAATTCGTAACGCTAGCTCTATTAGGTTAAGACCTATTGGTAGGTTTATAACTCTAATAAGTTTTGTTCCTCCGGTCGTTTAGGTTAAATCTAAATA